CAACGAGGGTAAAATTTACAATTATTTATGCTTATGCTGAAGCAGTGAATAACACGAAGTTATTAGCACCTTGCACACATAAACATCTTTCAGATAAGAAGTGTACCTCCATTGCATCTAAGTCAGATGTGTAAGCACCTCCAACAGATCCAGTGATCCAAGATTTCATTCTACGGTCATCAGCTTGTGCAGCTCTATAACGAACGTGTAAGAATGGTCTACGGATGTTAGTTCCTAAAATTTGATCGTAAACTGTAGAAGTTCCAGCTGGAATTAATACACCTTCGATTGAACTACCAACACCTGTCATTGCTCCACGAGTAGAAGCATCGTTTAAGTATTTCCAGTCAGTTTTGTAGAAGTCATAAGAACCTCTTCTGAATCCAGAGAAACCTAAGTTTAATGCCATCTCAGATGAGTTTTCGAATAAACCGTAAGCAACCCCACCTGCTGAACCAGCAGATAAACCAGCTAACATATCATCAAAATCTAAAGATAATTGACGGTTTAAGAATAACATATTCTCTTCAATCGCTCCTTGAGTATCTAAGTTTTTCAAGATATTATCGAAAGAACCTAAACCACCAACTGGGCTAAAGTTATTTAAGATATTTCCTCTGTCTTCAACAGCAGCAAATAAACCTTGTGTACCTTTTTTACCAGCAGCTAATGCAGCAGATCCTGCAGCAGCTAATTCACCCTCTACAACTGTCATTTCTAAATAGTCTTCAAAACGTAATCTTGTTTCAGATTCAGCTTTTAAGTACCAGTAGTAACCATCAGCACCATCTTCAGTAGCAATTTCTACCCATCCGATTTGTGCAGTGTCAGATCCATTAACAGCATATTTGTTACGGATAATTACTGGAGAGTTATTAAATTGAGTGAATGAAGGTTGAATGCTAGTGTAATCATCACCTGTTAAAGTAGATCCTTTTTTGTATTCAGAACCATAAACGAAGATTTTTAAATCGTCCATTCCATCTGTAAATCCAGCAGCAGCTAAAGTAGCAGCAGTATAAGGAGCAACAGTTAATGCACCATTCGCAGCGTTAGAAGAAGTATCATTCGCTCCAGAAACAGTAACGATAGCTTTAACTTCTAATCCTGTTGCAGGGTTCATAATAACGATTGTTTGGTTTTTTGAAATAACGTTAGCTACATAATCAGTAGCAACAGAAGGATTCAAATTACTTGCAATCAATAAAGTATTACCTGCAGCACTTACAACATCTACACCTGTGTATGCAACGTGTAATCTGTTTTGTTCAGACCAGATAACTTGGTCAGAAGACATTGGCATTTCAGCACCAACCATACGTAAGAAACCAGATAATGTTCTGTTTCCATAACGCTCTACCTCAGCTTCATAAACTTCTGGTAAATATTGTTGTGCAAATGATACGAAATCCGCGTTACTTGGATCCGTAAAGTTTAAATAGTTTGTGTCTAAAGCTTGTTGCTTTTGTGACGGCTTAATCGAACCGAAGTTCGGGGTAACATTTACTGTTGCCATAATGTGTTTGTTTTAGTTTAAAATTTACTCTTAATTCTTAATTTTGAAGAATCAACACCATTGATAGCTCTTACTTTAAATCCATTCACGTTAATTTCACCAGCAGACGTTTGTCTAGGCTCTGTTGAAATGTTGTTTGATTTAGCTAACATCTCTTTAATAGCGTCAGCTTTACCTTGTTCGTAAAAATGGTTTGCAATACTGTCAGTGTTTTCAGCAGCATACATTGCTTTATGATACCCAGTCATATCTGTTACTTCACCTTTTTCGTTTAAGAACTTCTTAAGTAGGTTAGTAATGTTTGATTGTTTATCTGCAACAGCGTCAGTATTTTGTAGATTAAACCTGAATGTTTTTCCACCTGCGTTGAAATCAAAACCTTTGAAATCTTGTGTAAAAAACTTTTTGGTATTATCTTTAAATGCTGAATGCATTTGCTCAACTGATTGTTGATCCTCTTTGTATCGATTGAAAAAATCAATTGCTTTTTGTTGATCTGGGTTTACATTAGACTTTAATTTAATTTCATCATAATATTTACTCTTAAGATCCTCCAGAAAGCTTTTGGCTTTACCAACCTCTTCTTTGAAAGCGATACGTTTCTTTTTAATTTCTCGCTCGTCGTCTTCTTCTTCATCATACGAGAATGTTTCTTCCATGTGAAAGTCAATCTCATCTAAATCTAAATGTGGTTTTGTTTTCTTGTAATATTCTTTTAATAGAACTTCCGGGTTTAATTTAGAATAATCCGTATTTAAACGAGTATAATCTTCTATATCTCCACCTGTTTCTTCCATAAAAGTAATTAACTTTTCAATATTCTCTGGTAATGGTTTACCTGATACTTTTAAATCATTAATTGCTTTTTCTGCTTCTGCTTCAAGTTCTTTTGCTTCTTCAGTAGTTTCTGTAATATTAACTAAAACTACTTCTTTCTCATCAACCGGTTCGGTAATGATTTTTTGTTCGGTGTTTCCTTCGACCACTTCTTGCAATCCCATTTCGGGTTGTCCTGGCTGTAACACGCCTTCATCTGTTGTTTGCTCTTGAACGGCATCGCCTACTGGTTTAGTTGTTAAATCTACTTTTGCAACAGACTGAGCTGATACATGTTTAATAGTAGGAACTTTAGCTTTTTTAATTTTAAAGTCACCCTCTTGTTTAATTTGTTCTGCCATGATAAAATATTATATAATTAGTTGTGTTGTTCTATTTAGGAGAGAACTGCTCCAAACCAAATCCACCAAGATTGTCAAACCCTGCTGATTCAAAATCTTTTGGTAATGTATTGTTTTGTCTTTGTTCAATCAATTCAGATTGTTGTGTGGCTTGTAATTTTGTTCTTTGATCTTTACGATCTTCCATTTTATTAAGTTTCTCTTGCGCTTGAGCAACTTGCATTTGAGCTAATTGCATTTGATAACTAAACTCTTCTGCCATTAATTGTTTCTTTATCAACGCTTCTTGTTGCATCTTTTGAATCTCAAAACTTAGTTTAGATTGCTCTAATTGTATTTTCTGTTCTGTAATTGCTTGTTGCTTTTGTACTTCAGCCATAGCTGTTTCCTGCGCTAACTGAGCGTTTGCTTGAGCTTGTGCTTGTATGTTTGCTTTTTGATTTTCTTGATCCCTTTCTTGTTTCTTTTTTCTTTTATATTTAAGAGACTGATTAGCTAACTTAATATTTTTAATTTGTCTTAAGTCAATAGCATCTTCAAGATCAATACCACCTGATTGTAAAGCAACTTGTATGTTTTGTTCTAATTGTGCTCTTTCTTCTTCATCTGGTTCTAATTCTAAGAAAATACCAAAGTCATGTAAGTTTAAGTTTTGTAATTCTTTTAATGTTTCTACCGATGATACCGATATACTTTGCATTAATGAACTTGCTGTTAATGGGAAGTTCAATGAATCAGCTACTCTTCTTGAAATGTTTTCACATATACGTAGAGTTAAATATAAACTCGATTGTAATATGTGCCTTGTTGCAGTGTTTGAATTTGCTGCTGCCATTTTTTGTAAACCAACCAAAGCATCTCTGTCTGGCGTACTAGCGTCTCTTGCTTCATTTAATCCGGTTACATCACGTATCATTTGTAAGTAATACTGATATGTTTGTATTAATGATTGTATCTTGCCACTACCTGATGAAGTTTGTAATTCCTGTATTGGAATTTTAGCTCTGTTCATATCTCCGTCTTGCGTCATTGATCTACCAACGATACTACCTGTTTGGAAATACATATTTAATGCTTCTGCAGGATTATAATTTGTACCATTACCTAAATCAACCTCAGCTAAACCGTCAACATCGACGAATACACCATCAGGAACTAATCTAGCTAATACTTGTTGTATCTTTAAATGTGTTAACTGGATCATATCTGCAAACCCTGTTATACGGCTTACTAATGATTCAATTCTGCCTTTATACATTCTTGGTGCACAAATAGTATAATTCATTTGTACTCTTGTTGTATCAGCAAATGGCCTCGTCATATTCTCTGCTAGCTTCCATTCTAACATTTTTTCGTGACCTAATATTTTTGCTCCTGAATATAAAACTTCAATACTTCTTGATACTTTGCTAAATGTATCGCTTTCTGGTGGATTAAAATCATCTGTTTTTTCTAATGCTTTTTCTAAACCAACATCTGTTTGTTTAATTTTAAATACTTGATTAGAAAATGTTTTGTATTCAAAATACAATACTTGCACATTAGAAGTGTCATAATCTTGCCCGTAATAGTTACGTGTATAATTTACATCACCTGGGTATTTTTCAATCTCTTCTAAATCAGCCTTTGTTAAATGCGGAAATTGCATTTTAACCTCTTCTAACGTAACAGATCTAACTTCGCCAACATAATATATATCTTCAAAGTTTGGATCCTCTGTGTAAGAATAAACAAGGTTAGCAGGATCAACATAATCTATTGTTACTCCTTCTGCTTTGTTCCAATTTGTTTTTGATGCCGCAATACCCAAAACAACTAAATCGTAATTTAATCTTTTGTTTATTAACGGATATTTATTGTTATCTAATATTTGACTTATTACTTCTTCTTCAGCTATTTCAATTTCTTGTTTGTAACTTAATTGAAGTCTAATTTCTAATTCTTCTTTATCCTCTGGTAAATTAGCAGGATCCATAGTATTATATAGATTTGCTCCTAATGTTCCTTGTATTTCATTTAAAAGATCTTTGGCCATCATGTCTTCCAGTATTGCAGAAGCATAATTTGTTTTCTTTTTAATTGAATCTGGGTCTTGTGCGTATGCTTTAATATCGTAGTTCTTGCTAGATATACCGTTAACAACGATGTCAACAAACTTAGGTATAACAGGAACAGGTTTCCAATCAAGATTCAAATAAGATAAATCGCCATTGATTGATAATTCATCTTTATACTTTTGAACTGATTGCTCACCTCTAGCATATAATCTTAATCTGTGGAAGTTCTGCCAGTTGGATCCCCATCTGTTTCCAGCGCCACCAACTCTATCACCTCTAAACCATTCGTTTTCAATAGCTCTACCTACTTTAGCTCCGTACTCGTAGCTTTGTTTCTCTGAATCTGGTACTACCTGACTAGGAAAAGAACTATTATTATTAGTATAAACCATCTATTATATTATTTTTGAACTAAAACCTTCGTTATTATATTTTTTAAAACCTAAAGACACAGTCTCTTTTGGAGCGTGAAATACAGGTGTGTAAGCGTTTTTGTTGCAAGCCATTATAGCTAAACCTGAACTAATAGTAGCATCATGCTTAGTTCTATTATTTATATTAAATCTAGACCAGTCATTCAAAGTCTTTTGAAAATACATATCCCCGTAGCCACCTTCTAATAAACCTACATATTTGTCAATGTACGATTCAATAGCTGCTGCATGAGCTTGTAACATATCTTGTGAAGCTGAAGGTATACCGCCAATTTCTTTTTCTGCTGGTGATAACTTATTCCATACTTTATCCGGTCTGTTCATTGAATAACCTCTATATCCCCTTCTTTTTAAATAGTAAAGCAATCTAGGCTTGTTATTCTCTGCTAGTATTGGCATACCATAAAATACTAAAGCCATTAATACATCTTCAAAAAATATCTCTGCTGTTTGTGGTCTAGCTATATATTCTAAAAAGAAATGACTAGGCGGAACATCTTCCATTGAAAACTTTGTTAATCCGTGTAAAGCTCCTTTAGAACCTCTACTTTCATCAACTGTTCCTGATATATCGTAACTGTCACAACCAAATGCACCGCAATGTTCGTTACCAGGGTATTTAACTCCATTCTTTATAATCACACGATTTTGGAGATTTGGCGGAGGAATCCAAGAAATTAAGAATCTACCGTCTTTATTTGGTACAAACATCACTTTACTATCTTGTATACCATTCTCCCATTGGAAGCTACCTTGTGTTATAACATTTGAATTTCTTAGATCATCATTATAATCTATTTGCTCATATATTTTTGTAAGGTTAAATAATGATTGCTTTGCTTCATCTCTGAATGCGTGTTGTTCAGTTCTTGGAAACTGTCTGTAGTATTCATTTAAAGCATCTTGATCTGATTTCAAACCATCAACTTCATTTTGCCAATGCTCAATAACCCCATAATCAATCCACATATCATCTGCTCCCTTAATAGGTTGCTCAGGTGTTAAGAAAACCGGCATACCAAATTTGTCCATGAAACCTTCAAAGTTCCATTCCATCGGTATAAATAAAGAATATAATCCAGAACTTGTTTGGCCATTACGGTTACGTTTAGTTACATCTGAATTATAATATAATTTTTTAAAGTTGTCTCCTCCTTTATCTAAAGCATTTGAAGTAGAACCCATCATACACTTACCAACGATCTTACTACCTAACCTTACACAGGTTTTTGTAATACGCCAGTTATTTAAAATGTTATCCGGTCTTTCCCATTTACCACTTTCATCATGAACTAATAATCTTAACTTTTCACCATCATAGCTATTGTCTCCAGTATTCTTCCAGTCAATCGTAGTATCTAATCCTTCAAGCTCTTCTAATTGTTCTTGAGCATCTAATTTTCTTCTTGTTAATTTTGATGCAGGTATTCTATAAGCTAATTCAGTTTTTGGACGGTCCATACCATCTTGAATTGGTTTAAAGAAGAAAGGGTAGTTTATTGATATAGGTACAACCTTATCTGTAAACATTTTCTTTGCATCGGCTCCTGACTTAGATAGTATTCCATACCTTGTATCAGAACTTAATGTAGCTTGGTTAACTAACTCAGCAGAAGACATAAATGAAAATCCTGAACGTCTATTCTTTAAATAGCACATACCATAACATCTATTATCTGCTTTACAAGCTTCCCAAAATATAAAGAACACTCTGTTAGATTCACGAAAATCCGGAGCACCAACGTCAATCTTGCTCCATTGTAAATACATATAATGTGTACCAGTCATATAAGTAGGTACGCCATTGTTGTAAAAAGAAAAACCTTCTTCTCTGTATTTGAATTCTGCATCAATAAAGTCATACCAATTTTCTTTAAATTTATCTGGATATTTATTCCAGTCAAATACACTTTTGATACGCTCAAGCTCTTTTGGATATTTAGCTTGTTCCCAATATTGTTCTTCTTTTTTATTAGATCTTTTGTAAGCGTTTTCAATATAAGGTAATGCAATCTTTAAATTTTGTATTTCTACAATTTCTCCAATCTTACCTGTCTTACTGATAACAATTACATCATGATCTTTATTATATCCGTATTCCCACTTCTTACTTTTATTAAGCCTACTTATAATAGTTGGTTTAATATAGTCAGTTAATGTGGTTATTAAATTTTGTTCGTACATTATTTAGATCTCCCTTCTGCAAACCCTTTAAAAACTTTGCTTGCTTTTTCGCTCGCGTCTTGAGCATCTAATTTTTGTCTTTCTTCTTCAATACGATTAAGTATCTCGAATGCATCGAAGATAGCTAACTTTTTTGTTGCTGCAGCATTTTTTAATTTATCTGCGGCTAAGTCGTCTTCTCCATTATCTAAGATAGCTTCTTCAGCAACCTTAATTAACTCCAATACTGCTTTGTGTCCAGCTTTTATAATGTTAGATTTAGTCTCTTCTATGTTCAGCCCAAGATGGATTATACTCTGCTTCGTCTCCTCTATATTCATATTTAATTACAATATCATTTGATTTCATACAATATAATCGTTTACCTTCTACAATAAATTCAAATTCTCCGTATGGTTTATATCCTACTAAGTCACCTGGTACTATTTTCGCTTCATTTAAGGAGATATTACCATATTTTAGTATTCCAATAAGTCTTTGCTCTTTTTCTAAGCTAAAACTGTTATTATTTTTTATTGGCTGTATGAAGCAACGGTCGCCAAAAGCTTTCCAATTACCACCATCACCATATAAATATATCTGATCAAAATCTACAAAATACTTGTCTTCGTTAAAGTATGATCTACTGTTCTTTGGTTTACCCTTTATATCATAAAATCTTCTAAAAACATTATGATGTATTATTACTTTGTCACCAACTTTAATATCAGTTGCTCCAAATAAGGGTACAGCTAAAACTTCAGCCATATTATTAACAGCTTTAAAAGATTCAATCGATGTGTTAACAACCAAATCTTTGTCACCAACTTTAACTGTATTGTCATACCTATTACCCACAGGTTTAACAATAAAGCTAAATGCACTTCTCATTAGTATTCTAAATCATATTCCACTGAAATAGCCATGTGACTGTTAAATTTCTTCCACGGCATAACTTCATCACTTTTCTTTATATAAATATTGTATGAATTATCCACTTCTTCAAATAGTATATGGGAGATTTTATGTCCCCCGTATACTTCTTGATTTACTGAATAGTGCATTGCGTCGTTTTTATAATCCGCTCCAATACTTATTTTTCTAATGACATTAGCCATTACTTTCTTCCTTCTCGATTTCAGTATAACTACCGTCTTCTAGGTTAATATTAATAGCACCGTATTCAGCTTCCAATTCTGATTTAAAATCCTCAACTTCTTTATTGACTTCAGCAACTTGATGTAATAACGAATGCTTTTGTGTTTCTAGAACACCAATGTTCGTTAACAATACGTTTAAGTCTTTTTGTTGAGCAACGATTTTTTCTAATTGATCTTTCTTAATAGTTTTTGTTTCCACTTTTTTCATTTTACTTGATTTAATTGTTAATAATTAGTAGCAACGTACTGGAGTCGAACCAGTTTAAGCGGGCTTATGAGACCCGTGAGATACCTTACCTCCCACCTGCTATCAGCTTACTACATAAGCTTAGTTATTTTAATTAGCAACTTTTTTTCTTCATTTGCTTCATTGGCATTTTATTCATTTGTTTCATTGGGGATTTTTTTGCCATTTGTTTAGCAGGAGTTCTAGTATATTTATCCTCAAAACCTTTTTTACCTTCTACTTGAGTTTTTGTAACAGTAGTAGTGGCTCCACTTTCTTTACGAGTTTTGTTAGCCGCTTTATTACCAATGGCTGCCTTTTGTCTTTTAGTAAATAAATCACCCGCCTTATTGCTAGCTTCTATACTATCTGTAGCAGCACCTATTTCAATACCACGATCTCTTTCTGATAGTTTTTTAATGCTTGCGCGCTTCTTAGCAGCTTCTTCTCCCGCTTTTACTAATCCTAAAGCTTTTTTTACCTTAGGGTCTTCTTGACGCATTGGTGAACCACTCATTAATGTAGGAGAAATTCCTGCTCCAGTTTTTGTACCGTTACCTCTTCCTGGTGTTTGTTTGTATGCCATTTTGTTTGTTTTGTTTTAGGTTAATTGTTATCTTGTTTTTGTGTATATTATTTTTGTAACTTTATTAGTGTAACAGTTTGTAGAAGTACATTCCATAGTGCCGTTTTCCAACATCACATAATAGTTTAATGCTTTATCTTCTTCTTTGATACTCGATTTAATAAATATAGATTCTAAATTAATTCTAAAATCTCTGTTTATAAAACTTTCTCCTGTTACATTGCTTATCTGTTGTACTTTTAATTCACCTGCTGGTGTTTCCCAAAAGAACAAATGAGAAGATGGTTTATCCGGCATCCACCAACCAATAAGTTGTAATGTGTTAATCTCTTCTTGCGCAAAAGTGTTTAAATTAAATAATCCAAACGCTAAAATTAAAATAAGTTTTTTCATAATGATATAAATTTAATTAGATTAGTATTAATATATATATCACGCATAATATTTACTTTTTATTGTTTTGCATAGGCTTCTGCTTCCCAAGGTAATTTCTTACTACCTTCTTTCATTGTAGCTCTGGGGTATTTTTTACCTTTCCAGAATACATGCGAATCGTTATAATCCAAATCACCTCTATTCATTTGATCTAAATGAACCTTCTCATGAGAAATTGTTTTATTCTTTTTTAATACAGCAGGCGAAACATTTTTATTTATAAGTATACTACCTTTATTTGTAGCCATTCCTAAAACATCCTCACCCATATCTTGTTGATAGATAGGAGTATTATCAATTTCGTATGGACTTCTTAGTTTGAACGCCATAAGTTTATATATTAATTGTTCTCTTCTTTTTTACCACCTATATGCATCCACTTATGTAATGTATATCCTATTGATACCAATAACAAAGTTATTTTTAGGAATGGTTCTATTGCTGTCATACTTAACATTAATGACACTGAGTTTAGAGTATAAATCTTCAAATCCGTAAATGTCATTTTTTATCTTCTTTTAGCACGTTGCGTAATAGGCTCAAGTGGTGCACCTCCACATCCACAATCTAATTTTAATTTCATACCATTTTTACCCCCACTATATCCTTGTCCTTTTGGATAAGCAGACATATCTAATGGTCCGTCCCATAAATGGTTTAATCCAGATACACCAGGTTTTTCCATTTTAACTAAGTGCGGGTCGATTGTTTTATTATTCATCATATCTTTGTTGTTTAGTAATTACATTTGAGGTTCTTGAGCTGGATCCATACTTGACATTGTTCTATCAAATGAATTTTCCATACCTGTTCCGAATACACCATTAATTGTTGATGCACTTTGCGGGCTAAATGGTACAGGTGCACCACTATTTTTAATATTAGGATTCATTGGCCTTGGCGTAGATGCTAAAGCAGGATTTGCCATTCTTGGTTGTGATGTTAAATCTGTATTTGCATCCATCTTTGGATTTAAAGCTTGTGATGCGTTTGTATAATTGTCAACTGTCATTTTAGGTTGTGCATCTTGTAAATAATTTTTCATCGTGTTTTGTCTTTATTAACGTTTTTTATTGCTGATTGTAAAACCGTATCTGTATATGTTTTACCTCTCATTATAGTATTTCTTCTTTCGCTTGTTGGTATATCTTCGTCTCCAATCATAATACGGTACATTCTACTTATTAGTTGTTTGCACTTGAAAGAGACTTTATATATATTGTATTTTTGAGTTGTATGGTTACGTTTTCTCCAAACCACTATCCACCCTTCTTTTAACAACCTGTCCCAGCGCATCTTATCCCAACTATATGTATAAGTACCTACCTCATAATCATGTCTAGTAAAGAAATCTAAACAATCAAAATATATTAATAATTCTAAATCTGCATCAGCAAGACCGTTATTTCTACAAGCCCATCTCCTAATTATTCTGTAATGTTTTAATAAACCAGATTCACGTAGGTCACTAGCTTCTAACCGTTTCATAATACAACAACTATATCTTGTAGCTTTATAACTGTATATTTATTACCTTCAAATTCAATAGTATGACCAGCGTGTTTATCATAATAGATCTCGTCACCTTCTTTAATGACTTTTATTTCATCGCTGATCGATACAATTATTGCTTCTTTATATCTAATATCTTCACTATCTTTTTCTTTTAAAATAAGACCGTTTTTTGTTTTCTTTGTAGCTTCTACCTTCTTAGGTAAAATAACTATATTATTACCTATTGCCTTCATTAATTCTAAGATTATTGATTACACAATCGGTTGATAAAATAGTTGTAGCAACTGAAGAAGCATTCTTTAATGCAGACTTTGTTACAAGTAATGGATCAATAATACCGGCTTTAATCATATTAACTGTTTCACCAGTTATAACATTTAAACCTAAGCCTTCTTCGTGCGGTATTGGTATTTCAATCCCAGCGTTTGATAATATTGTATGGTATGGAGCTTTGATTGCATCTAGTAATGCTCGCTCTCCATTGTTTAATCCACCAATATACATTGCGGCATTTAATAAAGCAATTCCACCGCCAGGTACAATACCTTCTTTAATAGCTGCTTTTGTTGCACAGATTGCATCTTCAACTCTATCCGCTTTTTCTTTTAATTCTATATCAGACCCTGCGCCTACTTTTACAACAGCTACTTTACCTGATAATCTTGCTAATCTTCTTTCCAATCTAATTACCTCAGCTGGATTCTTAGCTGTTTCTAATTGTTTTTTTACTGTATCAATAAGATCCAATACTTCTTGTGAATATTCTCCAACTTGAATAATGGTCTCTACATCGGTTGTTACAGCTTTAATACATGATCCTAAATGTTCTGGAGTTATAAGATCCATATCATCTCCAAGATCTTCGTTAATAATTGTAGCACCAGTTAATAATGCTAAATCATCTAATGTATCTTTTTTATTAACACCGTATGTTGGTGCGTTAATAACATTTGCTTTTAAATTACCTTTAACTTTGTTCATTGCAATTACTGAAAGAACTTGTGGTTCCATATCTGCAATAATAAGTAATGGCTTTTTTATTTTCATACAGTGTTCTAAAACACCTTGTATTTGTCTAATATTTTCAACTGGTGATTCAATGATAAGAACCAAAGCATTATCTAACTCTGCTGCTTTCTTTGAAGCATTAGTTACAAAATGTGAATTAACTAATCCTTTATCATATTGAATACCATCAATAACTTCTATTTCTGTAGTATTAAGATCTGACATTTCCATCATTACGATACCATTATCACCAGCGGCTCTAAAAGCATCTGCAATAACTTTACCTAATTCAGGATCGTTATTAACAGATATAGTGGCTACGTTATCAATCATATCCCCTGATACTGGTATTGCAACACTTTCTAAATATTTAATTACTTTTTCTGTGGCATTCTCAATACCTTCTTTTAATTCTCTACTACTAGTACCCTTTGGAACCTTATAAGCATGATTTAAAATAGAATGTGTCAATACTGTTGCGGTTGTTGTACCATCTCCAGCTTCTTTAACTGTTTTTCTTGCGGCTTCCTTAAGTAACGTTGCGCCCATATTTTCAACTGGATCTAATAGTATAATACTATCCGCTACTGTTACACCATCTTTTGTAATTACTGGCCTACCGGCTCCATCTTCTAATATTACACATTTACCGCTAGCACCAAGCGTTGAACTTACGGCTCTAGTTAGTTTAGTAATACCTTCGAATATCTTATTCCTTGCATCTTCGCCAAAGTTAAGATTCTTTACGATCGCTTCTGTCATGATTTGATTTTATTTAATTTAAGTTGATAGTTGTATTATTACGTATATTTTACCGTTTTAGGTTAAAACAGTTTACTTTTAAATTTTTGATACAACCAAATAATTAATAATAGTAATATAATCCAGAACGATAACCAAAACCAAAATGTTTTAGCTTCTTTTTTATCTACAACTTTTGTTTTCTCAGTCTTACGTTCCTTAGTTATTGTTTTAGCTTGTTTTAAGCTTGTTTTAGACACTTTATTATCGTTAGAGTATAAAGTGTTATCTTTCTTCTTTTTGATTAGAATACGAGCATTAAAATACTTTTTACCTTCTACTACAAATTCTTTAGTTGAATCTATAGGCACTACTGATATTTCGTAATTTTCAACATCGTATTTAATTTCTGTTTTATTTGTAGTTTGAATAGAATCTTTTTGTGTAACAACTTCTACAGTTGTTTTATCTTCTACTTTATCTACTTTATTTACTTTTCTGGCACCACACGCTATAAGTAATGCCGATGCTAATATCAATATTAGGTTTTTCATATTATTCTTTTATTTCAAAATGCATCCAATCATAATTCTTTTCTCTGCCTAAAGATATAAACCCATGTTTGTAAAATATATCAATCATAGCTTTATATTCTGGTCTTGCAAACCTTGCCGTTTTGCTTGTTTCTTTTAATTGGTTTCTACCGGGGTCTAAATCAATGGCTATTGCCCATGAGTGCATGGACCAATCGTTTCCACCTCTCATTTTTCTAAAGTTAAAACAACCTCCAAATAAATCAATACCTAATTCTTTTATCTTTGCATAACCGTACACTCTTAGTAACTCATTAAATACAGCTAAAAATCTACCTGATACCAATTTGTGACATCTCATTTTATGTACAACAGATTCCGTGTCCCAAGCTAATCGCATTGGGTATGGTAATAGTATTGTAACAAGATAACCGTCGCCAGTTACATTTGGTTTACCATATTTAGATATTGTTTCCTTGGTTGTCATTTCTTACTTTCATTAAACGTTCTACTATATTAGTTGCTCCTTCTACAGCAATATATGTTGTAGCTATTATAACCCAATCCTGCGAATCTACTGTTTTAAAGAATAGACCAGCAGAAGCCACGACAAATACCGTAAGCTTTCTGCTGACCCATTTATTTAAGAATAGATCTATTTTTTCTCTTCTACTCATTTTTAAAAGGTGGTGGTAAACTTATTGTTACAGGATTGATTTCTAAATCAATTTGTTTGTCTAAATTTACCTGCATTGCAGGCACATCTAAAGATGCTTCCATCCAGCCAATTACCATTTCCTCTGTGATTTGGTCATAAGGAACAAATGTTGCTGGATCAGGAAAAGCTACTCCTGTTGCTCCGTACATTTCAGCAAAGTATTCTTTACCTTCATTTTCTCTCGTAGCTTGGTATCTCCAATTTACTGTATACACTACGTCCATTAATCCGTCTACATCAACGTAGCACTCCATTGGTCCAAAGACCCATTTAAAATTTGTCATATTTATTTAGTTTTTGTTATTATAAAAATGCTAGTGTTCTCCAACCTGAACCATTAGTATACACTTGTACTATTTCATCATCTGTGTTAAATATCATTAATCCCGCTACGGGACTACCTATACTATCTCTTTCTCCTGTTCTCATTCTTGGTAGTAAAAATCCTTGTGTTGTTGACTTTATCTCTAATGCTGCACAAGCTTCAGGAGCAATTGTTCCAACACCTACACTACCTTCGTTATCCACTACTACATTTTGGGCATATCCTAAAACAACATTTGACTCTGCTGATATTACAGTTTCAGTTGTTGAAAGAAACTCTATATAACCCGCAGACCAAACGTCTCCACCTATTTTGCCATTTACAGATAATTTATGTATTGGAGCTGTAGTATTAATACCTACGTTTCCGCCTGAAGTGATACGCATCTTCTCTTCTTGCCCATTAACTTCAAAAGCCATAGATGATTGAGCTGTCCCCGAATGGTTATGGTATCCTCTAATGCCGATACTTCCTCCTTGTCCTCCAGGTGCTGTAATATGACCTCCAATTGAAATGGCTGTACTAGAAGAACTTATTATTGAAGTATTAAATATTGCCGCATAGTTAGTATCTGTAATAATATGTAGTTTAGCTTGAGGACTCGTTGTTCCTATTCCTACGTTACCATTCCATAAATTTAAAGTGTTATCATAGTCGACATTATTGCTTCTTGTTCCAAAAGATAATCCTATTGAGTTACCATTTATTATATTTGTTCCAATATTTGCGTTGTAACGGTTTGGTTCTGCACCACTTAAAGTAATTAATTTTGAAGGAAAATATCCGCTTCCTTGTACATTTAACAAAGACAAAGGATTTGTTGTTCCAATACCTACATTACCACCTGAAGTGATACGCATTCTTTCAGAATATGATCCAGTATACCAAACGTGATTACCGTTTCTTGCATAACTTCTAATATCAACGGGATTGGATGTTGTTGCTCTATCTATTCCTTCTAAAACAATTGCATCTGAACTTGTAAAAACATCAAGCTGAGCGGCTCCTTGTTTAATTGTTAATATTCCAAATGGGTTAGCTGTACCAATTCCAACATTACTTCCATTGTTTATATTTAAAACTAATGGAGAAGCTGATATGAATAACGGGGCATAAGCGCTTCCACCATCTGTGGCTCCTAATATTTCTGCCTCGCCATTTCCATTATGGAATAGTATATGTTTATTTGAAGCTAATTGTACATCAAATTTAGTTGCTGGTGCCGATGTTCCTATACCTACGTTGCCGTTATTAGCAATACGCATACGTTCGGTATTTGACGTGCCTAAAATTAAATCAAACCCAACATCTTCGCTAAATAATTGTAATGATGAATTTTGAGAACCTATTCGGCTATTAGATGCAGAATTTCTTGTATAAAAATGTAATCTCTCTGCCCCAGTTGTATTTGTTAATCTAAATAATTCCCCAGATGTATTAGTTACTTGTAAATTAACACTTGGACTTGTAGTTCCTATACCTACGTTACCTGAAGAGTTTATTACCATTCTATAAGCTCCTTCAGTATCATCATATACAACAAAATTACCTACAGAATCCGAACCTATTGTTGTATTTCTATAACTTGAAGCATTTAAAGCTATTAATCCTGATGTTGTTCCCGATACTGTTAATAACCTATTAGGATTTGTAGTGCCAATACCTATATTGCCGTTTCCTTTTATGGTCATTCTCGTAAATAAATTTCCATAAGTTCCAGCTCCTGTCTTGAAGTCCATCTGTCCGTAGTACGGATTATCTTCTGTAGTTGTAGAAATTGCACCGCGAATACCGTCTATAGGTCCATCTCCAAACATTAAGGCTGTTGAACTACCAACTGCTAACCCATTATTATTTATAATAATATGCCCTCCTAATCCTCCAGAATTTCCTCTATATACCTCTAATGGTCCTAATGGACTACTCGTTCCAATTCCTACGTTACCGCTTGAATCAATTCGCATTCTTTCAGCATTATTTGTACCTAGTACTAATGGCTGAGTTGATCTTGTACCAACACCTAAAGGAACTGCTCCTGATGTATTTACTGTAGATATAGTACCCGTTGCAAATCCTAAGAAAGATACACTTAATCCACCTAGTCCAAGATTCGTCCCACTGCCCGTAACATATATAGCTTTTACACCGGCTCCATTACCAACTTGTAATGTAGCTTGGGGTAAATTTGTTCCAATACCTACATTAGCACCGTTATCAAATATTTGGCTATTACCAATTGTATCAGCATCCGTCCATTTCGTTACATAATTTGTTGTACCTGAACCGTCTACAGCACCACCACCTATTGGAATCTCTATAACATTACCTGAACTGTCTACCGCTAATCTCTGAGTAGCTGTTCCTGTAAATGAACCTGATCCGTAAGCATTGAATTTGATTGCTCCGTTTGAAGCAATACGCATACGTTCGGAACCTCCTGATAGTGTAGTTGCGTTTGTGTAAAAAACAACACCATCATATCCGGCTAATTTTACATTATTTGTAGACCTCGTTAAAGAAAGTATATGTGTCCCTCCTGCCGTACCAATAAATCCATTATTGTCTCCATTTGCATAAGCTCCAATATCTCCTAATACATCCAATTTATAAGTGGGACTTGTAGTTCCAATTCCAACGTTACCCGCTGAAGTGACGCGCATTCTTTCGGAACCATTAGTTAAAAATCTTAAAGCTTGCCAGGTATTACCAAAAGCACCATAATCTAAAACATCTCCCGATGAATACTTTAAGAAAGGGTATCCAGCAAGCGAATATCCATTTACCTCTTGACCTACACTAACATCCAACTTTGCTGCAGGGCTTGTCGTTCCGATACCGACGTTGCCTGAACTATTAATATATAATCTTTCAGCTGAAGCTGTATTGTCATATATAATAAAGTCATTCGAGCCATAACCTCCTGTTTGTATAGAAAAATCACCTGGATAAGCATAAGGAGAAGCTGATTGTAATCTAAATACTACAGGGCTGTTATTTTTATATAAATGTAATAATCCACTCGGACTTGTTGTTCCTATACCAACATTACCAGCTGAGGTAATACGCATTCTTTCAGACGCATTTGCTAAAAATTTAATAGGTCCAGCAGTTGAATAAATACTTGCACTATTATCTGCTCCATCTCCAAAGAAAAGAGCTGTGTTATTTGAATTTATAGAACCTATAACCGTTAATTTCTCTCCTAATCCGCCTGGACTTGTCGTTCCAATACCTACGTTGCCGCCGTTTTGATTAATTAATACAGAACCGCCCCCGCCAATATTAGTTCCGTAACCGTCAGCATCAATAATTACTCTGTCTGTTGAACTTCTACCAATTAACGCAATATTTAAAGTATTAGCATTATTTCTACCAGTTAAATTAAAAGAATTACTTAAATTAATATTTCCCGAAGATACATCAAGTTTCGCACTTGGACTTGCGGTTCCAATTCCTACGTTAGTGCCATTGTCAAATATCTGACTATTACCTAAAGATGTAGAACCTGTGAATTTAGAAACGTAGTTTGTTGTACCACTTGCGTTAGCTTTTGAATTAAATGTTATCCAATCCGCTGAACTTAAAGCACCTCTATTTGTTGCCGATGCTGTCGGTAAATTGAACGTGTGCGTATTTACAGCGGAAGCAATATTAAAATCTGTGCCAGCTGTACCCGTACTAAAATATTGTACTTGTTCGGTCAATCCATTTAAAGCGGTTAAACCTGTAGAGAATGTTGTAATAACTTCACTAAGGTGTCCATTTTGGGTATGCATTGTAATAGTTCTACCCGAGTGAGTTACATATACTCTAACAGCTAATCTATCAGTAGCCAGTAATGTAGTTGTAGGAACCGCTAATGGCGTAAAATAAGCATCAAGAGTTGTACCATTAGTTATGCCTTCAGGTGCAGCTGAACTACTAGCTATTAAAGTAAAGACACCACCCGAAGAATATTTATATAATTCAACGTAGAAAGATGGAGAACCTCCACTAGAGCTTGCGCTAAAGTAAATTTCAAAGTTCCAATTTCCCGCTGGTATATTAAGTTGATTTGGTGAAGCTACATCTGTTAAGAATGAAGCTATATATCCATTTGCATTAATAGTAAAATCAGCAGCTGTGCCTGTGTTAGCAACTGGGCTCATTTGATAATAGCCACCAACACTTGACACTGTTCCTCCATTAAAGTAGAATACTTGACTAGATCCGCCCCCTCCTGGTGATTGAGGAGGAGTGATCCATTCTGTTTTAGTTCCTGTAGAAGATAGTACTTGACCAGCTATTCCTGTAGACCCGAATGAGTCTATAAGTCCAGCTTGTGTTTCTATATCACTTTTAAATTTTTGGCTCATATTAAATTTGTATTAAATTACCCAACCTTTGTAACTAATACTCTAATTGGATTGGTTGGTGCTGTCGCAAATGTTACCGTTACTGTATTTACAGTTGGTCTAGATACGTCAGAGAATATAGTTTCGAATGTTACTGTATCATATAATTGTACATTAACATCTTTTGTATTTAAGTTGTGCGTTATTGTTGATGTAACCGTTACTGTAGTAGCATAAGAAGTTGCTGCTGGTGTAGCTAAACTAACTGCTCCTGCTGTTACAACGAAATCAGAAGAACTGAATGATGCAATACCTGGTTCAGTATAAGTTGCAAGATCAATGTTATTTTGTAATGTAGTCCAATCTGCTAAGGTGGTTGGAGCATTGACATTTGCAATAAGTAAATCACCTACCCTAACTTGTTCAGTAAAGAATGTACCATCTGCTGTAACTGCATACGTCCAACCTGTTTTAATTGCTGATGAAGGAGATACATCTAAGTCTGGTGTATTTGTAGCCGCGTTATATCCTCCTTGATAAACTAAAGCTGCTGTAGTAGAAGCATCAACATAATTTTTAACTAATGTCAATGCATCCATAGGGATTGCCCCAAATGTAGTCTTCTTAACATTACCATCGGCATCGTCATTAAATAATAATGAATCACCTGAACTTGCTGTAGCTGTAGATCCAACAACAATAAAGTTAGATGCACCTACATAATTTAAGGATATAGTACCAGTTGTTGTAATTGTACCACCGGTTAATCCAGCTCCTGTAGCAACCGAAGTTACTGCTGTAGTTAAATACCCTTGACCAGTAACAAAATCATAAATTTGATCACCCGTAGCTAATGATGTAGAACCATTAGAAACCGCTGCTGTAACAATAGCTAATGACGGAATTGGCCCAGTACCGTTGGTAATGGTTAATTGGTCTGAAGTTGTAGTTTGAATTTCAGTAATGTCCCCATCGCTACCAACATCAACCCATGATGTACCATTATAAAGCTTTAGCTTTTTATTTACAGAGTTGTAATATATCTGCCCCTCAACTGCTGTATAAAGCGTTGGGTTAGAAGTTGACGGTTGCACAACCGCATATTGTAATTGATTAGTAGTAAGATTTATACTACTTAAATATTGTATTGCCATAATTATTAATTTATATATGCTTTACCTGAGAAAGCTCCGTTAAAAGTTATTGTTAGATCGTTAACTGTATTATATACAACAGAACCGAATACTTGGTTTTGATCATCATCTACTACAGATACAGATGGAAATTTATCTAAGTTGTGTACTACATTCCATACTGCCGATGCCACTAATTGTGTATATACAAAGTTCTTGTCTCCTCCATTTGGGTCTATGTTCGGATTAACAAATCCAGGATAAACAGCAAAAGCATAAAACTTATCCTGTAATATACTCCCGTGAGCATTCACTGCTTCTATTTCGATGTCAAAGAAATTAGTATTTCCAACAACGGGTGTTATGCTAATAAACTTATATATACCGAAATTATTTAGATCATCACACTGAGCAATCATAATAGCTTCACCCACCAATGTGTTTATATAGTCTATAATAACATTGCCTGATGTAGCAAATTTACTTATGCGCAATACCGTAATATTATTAAAAGGTGTACCAGTTCCACTACCATTAATAAAACTAATGGAACCCTGCTTTCTACCCGGTGCAATTTGATTCTGGAAAAAGAAGTTGCTTTGACCTGCAATAGCAATAGCGCTTATCTCGTTGTAGAATTCAGCAATAGTACCTATCTCAAAATTCTTAGTTACATTTTTCTTTTTACCGTTTACAACCTTAGTTGATGAACCTATAACAAGATCTGTAGCTAGTATATCTGTATTCCGTTGGTAGCTATAGATTATTGCCATATTATACTAAATTTACTTTTGATATATCAATTGTGAATGGCGATGAATGTCCAGTCCACCCGTTTGTATTTGGATCAGTAGCTTGTAACCTCGCTGGATCAATACTACTTATTGTTTTTGCTGTTATGCCAAAGGTCATATATTCACCATCATCTTCTACGGTTAGCCAAAATGATTCTGCATAAGCTGTAAAAGCATCCCCACTACCAACGGAAATCATTGTAGGTGTGTCAATCATAGTTCCATTTAAAAACTTACCAAAAAATAAACTAGCAGGCGTTTCTCTATAATCGTTACCTACTTGGGCTTTAATTCTAATATAATACAAACCAGGTTTAAATATAAATCTACCATTAGATTCGGTGTAGTAAACATCGTCTATATTACTATTTATATCGTCACCTAATTTAATTGTATCTGTTAAACCAATTCTACTCTGTATCTCTGTTGTAACCTCAACTGCTGCAACTAATGCTGGTTCAACACGTAATGGTGTTTGTTGCGCAAATAAAACTCGTATTGCATCCATTGCAAAGTTCTTAGTTAAATGTGCTGAGCCTTCTTCTTTTATTTCTGTACCCAATAACAAATCACCCATTTCTGGTGTTGCCATTGGATATGCGATTATTCCTGCCATATTTATATATTTAGTTTATTAACAATTCCACTTGTCTAATGCAAGTTTTTTTCTAGATGGTTCACCATTCGGTTTTTTCATTGGTCCTGGCATACCAGACATTCTAGCACAGAAAGATTTTCTACGCTTTGCATCTTTACTACCTGGTTTTAACTCAGATGGTTTTTTAGTTACAGCTGTCTGCAATTTACTACCTGGGTTTTCTCTTCTATAACTTGCAACTCCTTTTGCATTCAATCCCCCTTTAGGATCTTTACCTTCCTTACGTGTCCAAGCAGCTGTCTTTTTCAACGGACTTTCTTTTGTAATCTTCTCACCTTCTTTTAACATGCTTTTTGTAGGTTTTTTACCAGAACCCACATTAGCTCTAACATTATCCCATAATCCTCTTTGAGAAACACTACCGTCTTTTCTCTTTATCATTTCTTTCTTAGGTGGCGTTTGCCCAGATTTATTACTCATAACCCCCGACTTCTTAGCCGTAGGCTCAATTTTCTTTTTTGTTGGCATGCTATCTTGTTTTATATTTTTTACCACTCTCCGATTTAGTACCTAAACCATCATTACCTCTATTCTGTGCAGGTGATTCCCATCTCTGATTCTTGTGATCCCAATCTTTACCCTTAGCTCCACTTGGATCTGCTCTTCTCTTTCTCTGTGCATCTGCTTTCTTTGCTCTTCTGTCAGGGCTTTTTGCGTAAGCAAGATCTCTAGCTGCTTTTTTCTTTGCCGCCTCGGCGCTCAATTTCTGTGCCATATAAATAGATTTTAGTATACCTGTATCATTACGTATAAATAGTAAAACATACATTGTAATATAATGCGACAATAGCCTGCTACTATATAATATACCAGCTAATGTCACACTGTGTGCGGAATAAAAAATGCTATCAGATATATATAAGTAAGGGGTTATATACTCATTTCAATACTTAAAGTTGAAAAGGAAAATGAATCTGATTTATACCACCCCCCGGTCTTTTATAAGTTTTGTTGAAAAAGTTTTGCCTTTTGCTTTGAACTTCTGGGAATGATTGAGATATTACTATAGATATACGTGCTGTGCTGTGTGATGTACTGATGTGGCCAGTGTATGTACGTTGTGTGATGATGATATGATATGATGATGATGAGATGCAATGCAATAGCAATAGCGAGCGAGCGCAGCGAGCAACGCGTATAGCATACAGACTGGACACGAGGTTGTATTGATAATATATATGAACTTAAAAAAAGTATATTATGGATATTAAAAAATTATTAACAGACCAATTTAATTTATTATTAACAGAACCTGGATATATAATTCCAGAGGATATTGAAATACAGATTGAGGAGGAGACAGGATTATACAGAGACTTCTGTACTGATACTGAACAATACCTAGATACCCAGATGGAATGGATGAAATTTATAATGGATTATCCATTGGAGTTCTAACCTTTTGATCTGATACTAATATAACCTCTTCGGAGGTTTTTACTCTGCATCCTGCGGAATTGACAGGCGGAGCTGTGCAAACAAGCGAGCGGAGCGAGTGTATAGCATACAGAACGGATACGAAGTGAATGTGATAATATAAGTGTAACAAATAAAATATATAACTATGATAATCAAAATTCAAAAGAACTTTAAAAAACAAATCTTTAGTGAACTATCTAACTCTAATAAATTAGAACATCCATATAGAATTGTTGGATCAAATTTACTAATCAACAACAACGACTTTGAATATGTTGAAAAAGTCTTTAAAAGATTATGTTTAAGATTTAAAATAATAACTTAATACAGAACGAATACGACGTTTAAATGATAATACAAGTGTAACTAATTAAATAAAATATATATGACAACTAAAGTAAAAAAAGTAAAAGTAGAAGAAGTAGTTTTAACAACTAAAAGTAATAAAGAATTATTACAAGAGGCCATCGCCAAATTAACACCTGAAGAGTTGGCTCTAATCTATCCACCAATCGAACGAGCTAACTTTGTAGTAAGAAAATCTTGGTATGGTCGTAATCAAACGATAACATTCATCAACAACAAAAATCAACGAGTAACTTACAAACACGACGAAGTACTTGATGTAATGTTGCCAAGACTATCAATCATGCCATGTTGGATCAAACGTGAATACTGGTCACAATCAACTGATATGCCAAGTAATGTTAGACATCTAGCGACTGTAGAACAATTAGCACCGGTGAAATAATCTGGTGCTATACACAGAACGAATACGACGAACAATTGATAATACAAATGTAACTAGGAGGAGTAATGGTAAACTCAGGCCGATCAGGCACCCACAATGTAGGTTCGATTCCTACCCTAGTTTCTAAATAATTAAATATGAGAACAAACAACAAACACAAGTACATTGCTCGCATTGCGAGAACGAGTACAACACTAGACGCATTTATTACTAACAAATTAAAACCTAAAAAAGATGAAAGAAGAAAATAAAGTAATTGGAATACTTGTATTATGTGGCGCATTGTTAAGCATTGTAGCACTAACTATAACAAATGACTTAGAAGAGCCTAAAACAAGCCCAGAAGAGTCCGGAGCAGTGTTTATTTGGAATGACGACCTAGAAGGAATACCTGCAAATGGTCACATTGAGATTGATACGATAGTAAATGATACAATATACCTGTCACCAGTAGAATAACACCCGATTAGGGTGTATAGCACACAGAGTGAACACGGTTTCTTTTTGATAATACCCTTGGCCTGGCTTTGAAATAGAGTTGGAAGAGTGGACTCCGCCCTACACGGTATTTTCTTACCTATATTTAAGCACCGAACCGCCAAAGTTGAGTAAAAAAAAGTGTGACGTTAGCCTCTTATTATATTACTTAAGACCCTAATGTCGCACTTTTGGGATTTTGGGTCGCCAAGGTACTTTTGATCTTCATAATATACCTATCGTGTAT